CACGACGGGGACACACTGTCAACAACCGATAGACAGCTCCCCACAACCGACCACCGACGACGCCCATGGGTTACGCGTCCCCGACGGACGCCCGCCACCATCGGGCGGGGCGTTATGCACCCGAACCCGACGCTATGCAACCGTCCAGGACCGGTAGGGGAGCGTTCGAGCGGTGCCACGGCGCCGATTCCGAGGCATGCGGGCATCATGCATTAGGACTGCATATTCGGGCCGATATGCCCGTTCGATAGGGGAGGGGAGGAGCTGATCCCCGCCATTCCGCGGAATCCTTGTGCTGATAATGTCCGTTATCATGAGAACGGGGCAGGATCAGCCGTCAGCCGGCCTCGGCCGTGCAGGCGCAGGCGCCGGCGCACCAGGCGCTCGCTCGAGCGCCCGTCCGCCCGACCACCCCCCGAGGGGGGGCGGGGGGTTCGCGTTGCTATATGTATAGATAACTAGAGACAGTGCGTGTTCAAATCAGGATTCGTTGACTGTGGGTCAACTTTCCTGTACATGCTTGCCACCTGTGGGCAGTTTGCATCTGATATCTGATATCTGATGACACCCCACCGTTGTTGGGGTGTCTATCTGATATCTGATGCCCCCCCAATGAAGAGATTGCGCTGTCCCACATGGGACGGGGTGGGTTTGTAGTGGAGGTGTTGACATGCCGCAGAATGGTGGTGGTCGTGGCTGGACGGTGGGTGCGTCTGGTGAGCGTGAGATGCCTGAGCTTTGGGGGGAGTTGTTGGAGTGGTTGCTCCTGGGGCCTGAGCGGAGTCCGCGTACTCAGAAGGAGTGGTCGGAGGGTCGCGATATTCATGTTGATTCGTTGCGGCGCATTAAGCGTGATCCGAGGTTTGTGAGGGAGTGGGATCGTCGTTGTGCGGAGTTGAATATTCATCCTGAGCGGACGCAGTCGGTGATTGATGCGTTGTTTAGGCAGGCTGCGGATGGGGATGTGAAGGCGGCGTCGTTGTATTTGCAGTACATCGACAAGTTCACGCCGAAGCGGCGTGTGGTTGTTGATGATGAGCGTGCTGCTTCTGGTTTGTCGGATTTGGAGCTGGCTGATGAGTTGGAGGCTTTGGTCGCGGAGTTTCGTGATGTCGATGTGGATGTCGATGTTGAGGTGGTGCGGCGTGAGGTTTGATCGGGCGGAGCGGATGCGTTTGTTGCGGGTCGAGCGGTCTGAGGAGCGTGCTAAGGTGCGTCGTGAGGTGTATGCGATGCACGCGAAAGGAGGCCCTTGTTGGGTGGGAAGGTGTTGCCAGGAGATGAGAATCAGGACTGGCGAGAGGAAGCTTTCGGAGAGCATCCTCTTTTAGGCCCGTGGGGGGATCCGTTTCATGGCCCTGAGGCTGACGAGCCGTTGGAGTGCGGTTTGGAGACTCCTGAGTCGTGTGAGTCGTGCGGGTGAGGGTGTGGGTGGTGTGCGGGGCTGTGACGGTCCTGTTCGCGTGTGTTGCCTTCATGGTTTGGGGTTTGGGTCGGACGTTACAGTCGTTGTTCGAGTAGATGTCTGACGTGTGCTGGCAGTACAAGAAGGGTTCGCCACGTCGCGGTGAGCATGCTTGGAGGGAGTGGGAGTCTTATACGACTCCTTCGAGGTGGCAGTGGGAAGAGTGCCGGCATTGCGGCCAGATGCGTAATGTCTCGCCTCGGTGAGCTTCGCCAGGAGGCGGAGTGGCGTAGGTGTGTTCGTAGCGAAAAGTATTTCTTGGAGCATTACTGGTATATAGCTCATCCTGCTGAGGGGCGCATTCTGTTCAGGTTGCGGAAGGCCCAGGTGGAGGCTTTGGAGCATTGGGGGGAGCATCGTTATTCGTTGTCGTTGAAGGCCCGTCAGATTGGTTGGACGACTCTGGTTGCTGCTCACCAGTTTTGGTTGGCGTTCTTTACACCTGATCAGAACATTATTGATTTGTCTCGTACTGAGCGTGAGTCGGTGTTGTTGTTGCGTAAGTCGAAGTACGGGTTTTCCCACATGCCGAGGTGGATGGTGGATCGGGGGCCGAAGTCGCTGATTGAGCATCAGCAGAAGATGGGGTTTGCGAATGGGAGCCAGATTGCTTCGATGCCTTCGGCTTCTGATCCTGCCAGGGGTGAGTCGGCTACGTTGGTTGTGGTTGACGAGTGGGCGTTTTTGCCGAATGCTGAGGAGGCGTGGGCTTCTATAGAGCCGGTTGCTGATGTGGGTGGTCGCATTATCGGCTTGTCGACTGCGAATGGGTCTGGCAACTTTTTTCATGAACTGTGGGTGGGTGCTACGACGGGCAACAACAAGTTTGAATCAATGTTTTTTCCCTGGTCGGCCACCGAGGATCGGGGGCCGGCCTGGTATGCGGAGAAGAAGCAGTCGATGTTGCCGTGGCAGCTCGCTCAGGAGTATCCGACGACGCCTGAGGAGGCGTTTGTCAAGTCGGGTAATCCTGTGTTCGACCTGGATTTGTTGGAGGAGATGCAACGTCAGGTCAGGTTTGGCGAGTCGGGGTATTTGCACAGGGTGTCGGCTAGGGCTGTGGAGTTCCGACGGTGAGCTTGGAGGTGTGGGCGCATCCGAATCCGCAGCACGGCTATGTGATGGGGGTGGATACGGCTGAGGGCCTGGGTCATGGGGATTATTCGTGCGCCCATGTTTTGGATTTGAACACGGGGGAGCTGGTTGCTGCGTGGCATGGGCATATTCCGCCTGATGCGTTGGCTGACGAGGTTTTGTCTTTGGGGCTTTGGTATCGGGATGCTTTGTGTTGCGTCGAGTCGAATAATCATGGGTTGACGACGATCACGATGTTGCGCCAGTTGGGGTATCCGAATCTGTTTCGGCGCCGTTCGTTGAATCAGGCGACTTCTAAGGTGTCTCAGGAGTTTGGGTGGAAGACGACTCGGACGACGAAGCCGTTGATGATTGACGATTTGTCAATGGCGTTGCGGAACGGCGAGTTGACGATTTATGACCGTCATACGATTGCGGAGTTGCGGACGTTTGTCCGCAATGAGCGGGGGTCGATGTCGGGGTCGCCTTACGATGATCGTGTGATTGCTTTGGCTTTGGCGAATCAGATGCGGAAGTATGCGTATGCGCCTGAGTTTGTGCAGAAGGTCGACGATTACTGGACTGTGGACTGGTTTGCCCGTTTGGCGGATCGTTCTGGTGCTGTGGGTGACGATTTGAGGATCGGTGGGACGACGGTGCGTGGGACACCGCATTTGTCTAAGTAGGGATCCCTACAATCCGAGAGGTGCCTTTATGGCAGTGAAGAACTTTGTGGCGTTTACGAGCGGCACGGAAACCGTTGATGGCCCGAAGGGGCAGAACAACAGGATGGAACGCGGCGGGTCTGTCGTGTCTAACCCGATTTGGGAGCCTGCGGCTCCCAACTCGCCGAAGCAGCGTTTTGGCGACCCGAAGTACGCCAATCAGACTGGCGGCTACGGTGAGATCTCGGTGCGTGACACGCCGGTCAACCAGCATGGCATTGTCGGCAAGGTTGAGCCTGCGAAGCCGCAGCCTGACCTGAAGGGCCATAACGCAGCTCCGCACACTAAGCGTCCGTAACTGTGGCGGTTCTGCCACCTGATGCGACGTTTGATGATTTCGTTTCATATACGGAATCTCTTCGGGGGCCTGTGGGTTCGGATGAACTCAGAGACCTCTGGGAGTGGCGTCAGAAGCTCCTGACGTTGCGCGTCGACACGAAGGTGGGTCACCGCTCCCAGTTGCCTGCCGACGAGCAGCATCTGTCTCGCCGCGAGCTGGGGGACAAGCGGTACCAGGAAGCGAAGTCTCAGGGTCGCAATATCGAAAGGTTGCCTGACAAGGCGTATTTCTGATGGCTCGTAAGACTCGTAGCGAAATCCTGGATCAGCACCGGCAGCGCATTGATCGTGCGCGTCGTTGGCGCGACCAGGAGGGTCTCGATGAGACTTGGTGGCGGCTCAACGACCTGTATCGTGGCCGGCACTGGCCTCGGACTACGACGGCGGATCGTGACCTGATCGCTGTGAATCTGTCGTTTTCGACGGTGAACGTGATTGCCCCGTCGGTGTCGGTGAACCATCCGAAGATTGTCGTTTCTGCCAATGAGCCTGATAATGGCGACAGGGCTGCGTTTGTGGAAGCTGTTGTGAACCACATGTGGCGGCATCACGATTTCCGCACTCCGTTCCGTCGGGCTGTGAAGGATTTTCTAATCTTCGGCCATGGTTGGATCAAGGTGGGTTGGAAGTTCGTCGAGCAGGAAATGTCGCTGTCGGATGCTGAGCAGCAGGAAATGCTTGATCAGGCCATTTCGGAGGTGGATGCGTTTGCTGCTGAGGCGCCGGCTTTGGCCGGTGGTCTCCCCACTGATGATGAGATGGCTGCGAACGTCCCACAGACGGCGATGATGGTCGTGGAGGATCAGCCGTTCGTGGAGCGGATTTCCCCGTTCGACATTTATGTCGATCCTGAGGCGACCTGCATGGATGACCTCACCTGGATTGCCCAGAAGATTGTCCGTCCCTTGGAGGAGGCTCAGAACGACAAGCGGTACCGGCCTTCGGTGCGGAAGCAGTTGACGGCTGACGGTGGTGTGAACCCGATGTATGCCGCCCAGTATCTTGACAACAGGGAGTACCTGTTCGACGAGGAGCGGGTGACAATCTGGGAGTATTACGACATCCGTTCCAACACGATGTCGGTGTGGGGGGAAACGACCGACGAGTTCTTGGTCAATCCGATGCCGATGCCGTATGCGTATGGGCAGCCGTTTGTGATGCTCCGCAACTATGACGTTCCTGACTTCTTCTACCCGATAGGCGATTTGGAAGCCATCGAGTCGTTGCAGCTTGAACTCGACAAGACGCGTTCACAGTTGATGAACGACCGTAAGCGGTATGCCCGCAAGTACCTGTTCCATGAGCGGTCGTTTGGACCTGAGGGCCGTGAGGCTCTTGAGTCTGACGAGGATGGCCGCATGGTTCCTGTGGTGGATGAGAACAAGCCGTTGTCGGATGTTGTCATTCCGATGCCGCAGATACCGATTTCGCCCGAGATTTATGCCTATAGCGAGATCATTGAAACGGATATCAACACGGTGTCGGGGATTTCGGAGTACGCCAGGGGTGCGATGCCTGAGATTCGCCGCACGGCGACTGAGGCGTCGATTATTGCTGATGCCCAGAATGCCAGGGCGTCGGACAAGCTCGCTACCGTGGAGTTGTCGATAGGGATGATTGGCCGGCGGGTCATCCAGTTGTTGCAACAGTTTATGACTGGTGAGTCGACGGCCAGGGTGCCGAACGCACCGGCCGACCTGTTTGTGCCGTTTAGTCGTGAGGACATTGTCGGCGAGTACGATTTCAGTGTTGAGGCGGGTTCAACACAGCCGTTGAACGACACGATTCGTAAACAGCAGGCTGTGTCGCTACTGAACGCTATGGGTCCGCTTGTAGGCACCGTAATCGACCCGCAGGCGTTGGCCGCTCACGTTCTCAAGACCGGTTTCGACATTAAGGATCCTGAACGGTTCCTGATACAACCCCAGGCTGGACCGCAGGCGGGAGGCCCCGAAGGCCCACCCGCCGCTCCCCCTGGCGGGGTTCAGGAACCAACCAGGGCGCCGGCATCCCCCATGCCGCCCCCTGGGGCACCGCCAGGAGGGGCTTTCGCTCCGACTGGTGGGGTTCCTCCAGAGCTGCTTTTGCAGCTGAAAAACCAGATGGGACTTGAACTACCTGCGCTGTAACCCCGCCTTGTGGGACAGCGTGATTTATCTAATAGGAGCAACCGTATAGGACTCCCCCAGAAGGGACATGAAGTGCCCGAAAACATGGAAGCAACGGAATCCGCTGCGGCGGACACCCCAGAGGTTTCATCAGAAGCAACGACAGAACCTGGAGATGCCTACACCGTCAAGGTTGACGGGGAGGAGTCGCAGGTCAGCCTGTCGGAACTTCAAGACGGTTACCAGCGTCAGGCGGATTACACCCGCAAGACGCAGGAACTGGCAGAAGAACGTCAGCGTTTACAACAGGCTGAGGCGATTGCTTCAGCTTTGGAAACCGATCCAGCAGGCACCATTGCGGCGCTTTCGTCGGCTTTCGGCGTGACGGACACCCTACCGGCTACCGAACCGAACTATTCGGACGGTGTCGAGGAGGATCCGACGACGAAGCGGCTAGCGCACCTTGAGGCTCAGATGGAGCGGCAGGCGCAGACACACAGACAACAGGCTTTAGAGCGCGAAGTTCACAACCTGAAGAAGAAGTACGGCGATTTCGACACGGCAGAGCTGTTCCGACATGCTTTGACGAATCGGATTCCCAACCTGGATGCTGCTTTCACGCACATGAAGTACGGGGAAGTGGCGGACACGGCTGAGAAGCTCCAGAAGGACCAGGAGATCACCGACGCGAAACGCGACGCCACGAAGGTGGCGAGCGGCAGCGGCACCCAGGCGGGGGCCGTCGTGTCGGAGGGTGGTTCCGACGGGAAGCCGTCTTCACTGAGGGAAGCGTTCGCTCTCGCCAAGAAGCAACACGGCACCTAACAACCCTAAAGGGGTGAGAAACTTATGGCTGGTAACAGCTCTTTTGATGAGATTCTTACCACCACGCTCAGGAACTATGTCCCCAAGCTGACAGATAACATCTTCAGCGCAAGGCCGTTGTTCTACGCTCTGACGAATGGGCAGACCATTCGTCGGATCAGTGGTGGAGCGAAGATCGTCGTCCCGATCATTTACGGGACCAACTCGACCGCTGGTTCATACAGCGGCACGGATACTATCGACGTTACGGCTCAGACTGGTATTAGCGCGGCTGAGTACGACTGGGGACAGTATGCGGCCACGGTGACCATTTCGGGCATCGAGGAAGCCAAAAACAACGGTGAAGCTCAGATCATTGATCTGCTGGAAGGCAAGATTTTCCAGACGCAGGAAACCATCATCGAGAACATGAACACCATGTTCTGGGCCGATGCAACTGGCAACAGCGGCAAGGACTGGAACGGTCTAGCCAACATTGTCGGCGGAACCGGCGTGACCCTTGGTGGAATCGATCCGCTTGGCGCTGGTAACAGTTGGTGGAAGTCCACTGAAGTCAATCAGGCTGGTGCAATCACTGTAGCCAGCATGGCTAACATCTATAACACCATTTCGGTTGGTAACGACCAGCCGACTATCGGCATCACCACGCAGGCTTTGTACGAGAAGTACGAGGCGCTCTTGGATGGCCAGATTCGGTACACGGATACCGATATGGCTGACGGTGGGTTCCAGAACCTGCTGTTCAAGGGATGCCCCGTGACCTTTGACGGTGCTGCTGCCTCTGGTCAGTTCCTGTTCCTGAACACCAAATACTTGCAGTTGGTGGCTCATAGCGATGTCTGGTTCAAGCCGACACCGTTCGTGCGCCCAACCAATCAGGACGCTGTGTTCTCACAGTTGCTTTGTTATGGACAGTTGACATGCAGTAACCGTGCCCGTCAGGGCTTCATGTACGGGGCTACCTGATCCTGATGGGACGAGGATTCGCTTACGCTTACAAGGCTGGCTCACGCCCATACGGGCAGCCCGCTGGCGACAAGTTTCGGGATTCGACACCACGGCCTCAAACCGTGGGATTCTCCCGCAACATCCAGCAAGTCAACCCGATAAGCAGCGAACCTGTCGTTCCAGAAGTGGTCAAATGTAGTTCGCTGACTCGCAGCGGGGCGCCCTGTAAGGGGCGTCCCGTTACGGGCAGCGATCTGTGCATCTTTCACACGATATAGGGCGGGTTCGTGCAGCTTAGCGCAATGCGTGACCACGTTCGTAACGTGGTGGACATCACGGTCAACGACATCTCTGATGCCACGATGAATACGTTTATCCGTGAAGGGTACGACATCATCGTGTATTCGGAGAAGCGGTGGCCGTTCTACGAGGTCGCTGTGACGTTCGACACTGTGGCATCGCAGAAGGATTACACGGTGGCGGAGGTGGGAACAAATCTCAGTTTCGCCCATGACGGTGTAACCTTTGAGGGTGCTGTCGCCCCGCTGAATGTCGGGGTGCGTGAAGTTGCGTCAATGAAAACCGATAATCATGTGCTGGAATATGTCGGGTACGATGTCGGTGACATCCTGTACCCGTTGAACTCCAACACTACGGGTAGACCGTGGTACTGGTCGATGTGGAACAGTGGTGCGAGTGCGTCGGCGTCTGTAACCAACCAGACGATCCGCTTGTACCCGACGCCTTCCGAGGAGTACACGATTACTATACGTGGCTACCGTAACCCGGTGGATTTCGGCGGCAACACCGCCGCGTACCGTACTGCGATTGCCGATGCGAACACA